GCCGATTTGTCTCGAGCAATACAGCTCAGGGAGAAACAAGCGAGAAAGGGAAGACGAGTTGCCACTATCTGGACGGACGTGCTCAAGGATGAGCGGCGAAGCATAGAGAAGGTTCAGAAAAAGAAGACTCACGTTTTTTCTGTTGGACCACAGGATTATACAATCGTTTTTCGGATGTATTTCTTGGCGTTCATTGCGCACATTATAGCCAATAGGGTGCACAATGAACAGTCGATCGGAACGAACGTGTATGGGAAAGACTGGATCATGACAGCAAAGAAGTTACAGCAAAAAGGTGACGCAGTCATTGCTGGTGATTTCTCGTCGTTTGATGGAACGTTGAATACGCAAATCATGTGGGCGTTCGTTGGAGTAGCCAATGAATGGTACAATGATGGAGAGGTGAATGCGAGAGTGAGAAGATTGCTCTTCTTGGATGTCGTGAATGCAATTCATTTATGCCGAGACGTATTTTACAGCTGCGATCATTCCCAACCATCCGGGAATCCGTGCACAACGATTTTGAATTCGTTTTACAACTCGGTGTCGATGAGGATCGTTTTCAACATGCAGGTTGAGGGACCGCGTTTCAAGGATGTCGTTTCCATGGTGTCGTACGGTGATGACAATGTCGTTAACATCGATAGTTCAGTGCTTCATCTGTTCAATCAACAAACAATCACGGAAGGTTATGCCAGAATCGGGATGACCTACACCGATGAGAGTAAGAATACGGGAGAGACACCTCTGTTTCGGAAAATACATGAGGTATCTTATCTCAAGAGAGCTTTCATCCGCGAGGGCTCTGATTGGTTGTGTCCACAGGAATTTGATGCAACCGTCGAACGTATTAATTGGTATCGCCAGTGTCCAGATCCAGAATATCAGATTCTGATGAACTGTTCAGATACAATTAACGAATTGTCATACCATGGAAGGGATGTGTTTGAAAAGGAAGTCAAACGTATCAACGCAGCTTGTCTACAAGAACTTGGCAAGCTACCAGACCAAAGAACATTTAATCAGTACAGAGTTGATAGGTACAGGGATTATATGTAGGCAATTTTGGGGTTTTACTTAAACCTCATTTCAGAAGTGATGAATCTGATCTTATCCAATCAATCCTAAGTTAGAAAACCTCTTGGCTTAATTATCTACCGTCTTGAACGGAGCTCTAGTTATTACTTACGTTCTATAACTTCCCTCCCCAATTTTATTTAATCAAAATTTTATTATTATTTTTGGGATTTTTCCATTATTACATGCCGTGA